CAACGCTTACAGTGTCTACAGTATCATTTGTCCCAATAACTTTTGTCTTATTATTGATAGTAAATCTATTCTCAAAGAGAGGATCAATTCCTCTATCAATGGTCTCTCTTGATAATGAGATTCTAAAATATGTCTTATTTTCTAAAAATACCTCTTCTACATTTGAAATTGCACCACTTGCAGTAGAATTTTCTTTAGTTAAAATTGAATATGTATTTAAATCTCCTTGATATAATGACGAAAATTTCAAATTCATTGGATTTCCTTCTATGGCTTCAACCATAACTTGATCTCCCTTATCCCATTCGGCATCAGATGCAACAATAGTACTATTAAATGGTTTATTAATAGTTACTGGTTTACCAAATAGAACTTTAAATAGTATATCTAATGATGTATCAGTTCCTTTTGCTGCATAAAAATCTTTTGCTCTTGTTAATATATTTTCAATAGAAAGACCAGCTGCAAATGGTCTTTCTTCAACTCCTGGTAAGAAATTGGTTTTAAACTTACTATAGAACTGTCCCAAATAGATAAAACTTAAATTGACAACAGGAGATGTTGCTATATGTGCATCTGCTAATGTATCAGAAAAAGTTAAAAACTCTGGATTTCCTGATGATTCAATTGCACTAACACCACTGAATCCACGAATACATCCAGTAAATGATGTAGCAGTTTTACCAGTATAACTTATAATTTCATTATCAATTTTAAGAAGGCCATAAGACTCTGGAAACCCTTTTGTGTGATTTACATTGATTACATCATCATAAGTAAGTATCTCTGCTGTAGCGATCACTATCTGGGGTGGTGCGGTCTGTCCAGTAGATATTATTGTCTGTGCTCTTACTGTCTCTATATCTGCTAACTTAGAAATACTCTTATATTCTGCTAAATCATCCGAAAGATTAGTAGGACCATATTCATGTTCTTCAAAATGATAGTATTGCTCTAAAAATTCTTTGAATAAAGGACTTTCTGCTTCAATAAAATCAGGTATTAAACTACCTAAAATATTTGAAATTTTTACTTTTTTATCTGCCATTTCTTATCTAATATAATTTTTGGTACTTACGAAGCTTGATGGTGGGATATATTCGTTTCCAGACCTGTTAAGACCAGATGTAACAATATCTTCCAAAAGATGCAATTTACTGTTTGCTGTAGTATCTAGCACAATATAAAGGTTCTGTTTTGCGATAATATCATTAGATTCGGGTATAACCTCGATTTCTACCTTATCAGTTAGTCCAGTAGATGAAATATTTGTTGGATATAAGATAATTTCACCTTTTGCATAGTCAACTGTACCTGCATTAAGGTTGATATAATTGGGTTTTTCATCAACAATAGTAAAATATCGTATTGTACCAGTCTCACCAGTCTCATCAGGTAAATCAGAAAGATATACACTACCTTCAACACCATCAAGTTTAAATGAAGATGATCTTATATTAAATCCTTCCATATCTTTATGGAATCTATTACCATAACAAAGTTCATAGTTAGCAAACTTATTATAAGCAGGAATTAAGTTTCTTCTCATCTTAAGAACAGTAATATTTGAAGTAACGGAGCTACTAACAGTATCAATAATATTTAAAAGTTTACTGTACTTTAATCTTCCTCCAAATTGGTTAATATCACTAGACTTAGCATACGTTGAAATAGCACTAATAATACTTGATGCTAATCCTTCCTTAGACTCTGTTGCTCCAGGATTATAAGATACTGTTGAATTGTATTCAACATAAAGATATTTTAAATCAACAAATTCTTGCTTAATACCAGCAACTGTAAATTGCTTTAATTTTGATTTAATAGCATCTTTAGAAACATCAGACAAATATTCACCATTTTTAGGTTTGATTGTAATGTAAACTTTACCATATTCGGGTGGACTAAGTTCTTCTCCTCCATAAGCACTGACAGAATCAATATTTGAGAACAAATTTGGTATTAAACTGATATAATCATTCGCTGTCACTGCTCTCTGCTGCGACGCATAGACCCTTGGAGCAAGATATTTGATAGAATCTACGGATTCTATTGCTGCACCATTCTCAGACGCTTGTGTAGTGCTTAGAAATGATACCCCTTCAGTAATAGATTGGTCAACTCCAGCAATAGTATAAGTTAATTTACCATTAAATGAGAAATTAGCAGCTCCATTACCTAATTCACCTTGTGTAACGATGTAACTAACAGAAATAGTACTCCCATCCTCTGGTTTTCTACCTAAAGTACCATCTCCAAATAAAAGTTGGTACTTTTCATCACTTATTTCTTGTACTAGGAACAATCTTGATCTAGAGTTGACTTGATATATGTTTTCGTATAAATTATAAATTTCTGCGGTTCCTAAAGGATTGGTTATTGTTACTCTAATTGTAGAAGTGTCAATATTTGCATTTGGTAGAATATACTTTGCATCTACCTGAGAATCATCAACTGTGAATGTTTTTGTAAGTAATGTTCCTTCATATATTTCAACATCAGTAAAATTTACTATGTCATTAGCATCTGCATTAGCAGTTATATCATCTGGAAGAGAAAATATAAAATCTCCATTAGCAACTTGACCAGATGCCACCATTCCTTTATGTAATTTAAGTGTTTTTGCCTGTATATTACTTATATCTACCGTAAAATCAACCTTTGCAGTAGGAGATTTCTTTGAACGTGGGACATAACCAATATTTCTTGCCAATGAAACAACATTTTCTCTTAAAGTAGCACTATCAATGAATGCCTCATTGATTGCCATATTGGTATTATATGATGTAATATAAGAATTATATGCTAAAGTATCGATTAAAACGGAAAAATTAGACCCTTCAAAGTCAAAATCACTAAAATTAGAGTTAGCTCTCAGATAATCCTTAATCTGAGTCCTTAAATCGTTAAAATCTAGGTTAGTGAATTGGTTAAATGCCATTATAATCTGCTAGGTTGTAGTAAAAATTCTAAAGTTTGTGTCGGGAATGGTAATCCAACAATATTATATTTAATAGTAATGTATAATCCGTTATAATCTTTTTCAGTATCTACGTCAATTTTAGTAGTTTTAATTCTTAGTTCAAAGTTTTCAAGTAGTGTTTCGATTTCTTCCTCTATTGAAGCACCAATATCTTCACCTACTAGTTCAAAAAGACTATTTTCGATAGAAGTACCCAACAATTCATTAAAAAATCGCTCATTTACATGAGTTCTAATGAGATTTTGTACTGATTTTTTGATTGCATCCTCGTTTTTAAGTACAGTTACGTCATTTGTAACTGGATGTCTCTTAAAAGAGAAACTAATGTCCTTAAATGTGCGAGAAACTTGAGTAGCCATTCAATTTGAATACACTATAGTATATCTATAATGGTTTTTTGGAATTTGGATCATTATATAGTTCCGAATCTCCTTCATTTAGGTCATAATTGGGTGCATAGTCATGCATTAACTCCTGAATTACCCTTTTTTTGGGTTTTCTGGGGTCTTCCCACAGGTCACGTACTGTATTTTCGGTCATTTTCACTAGTTTTTACCTACTATATTTAGTATCGCATTAAAAAACCCCCTTTCGGGGGTCTTATGTTATCTACCTTGTCCTCGGTATCTCTTTTTTGCTCCATTTCTGGAGGTTGCCGAGTATTTTGAGTGTTTACCTCTTCCTTGTCTTGATTTTTTTGGTTTGGCTTCTACTTGTGTATCACCAACCAGACTTCTCATACCCATAGTAGTTCTCTCCTTTTAGTTTACTTTGACGGCGGCGTTTTTTACGCCGATTTTTTTCACATAAGGACTCTAAATGATTCGAGTCTTTTCATGTCCCACACGGACACCAGGATCACACCATATCTCAAAACCTGCTTCAATCGCATCTAAACAGAAAGATACGTCTTCTCCGCACATATCCTGAACCTCACCAGATTCAAATACCTGCATCTTCGGAGCAAACCAAGGATACTTAAGACCTTCATGCTCAAATACACCTTTCTTGATAAGCAACCAACCAAATCCAGAGTAATCCACTGTAAAAGGTTTCCGTCTTTTGCTAATCGACTCTAAGGTCTCATGATTCATCACACCACCATTGGTACGGAAATCGTCTTCCTCCAACCAATGTGCCACAGAAGTAGTCTTACCATCCTCTGTACAATACCAACCTGCTGCGATGTCCTTCTGCATCCATAGAAGACGGTAGAACTGTTCGGTATTGAATACAATGTCGCTGTCTATCCATAATTGATAGTCATATTTAAGTTTTCCATCCCAAGGTAGTTGGTCAGGGCCTCGAAGAACATTCGCACCCAAGCACTTACAACGTGCAAAGTTAACCATACTACTATAATCTTGAGATATCTGTATAGCACCACCACCCTGAACGATATCAAAGCATAACTGTACAAATGCTTTTAGAAAAATATACGATACTCCTCGTCCAGGTAGACAGAATACAATAGTTTTTCCCTTCAATAATTCTTTTGCTGCTGCCAAGTCAAAGTCGTCTGCAGCTTTCTTTGGTGCAGTACTCTTAACTGTAAATCCTTTTGCCATAATCTCTGGAATACTATAAGGTTATTATACCACTTCAATCAAATAATTGCAATGGTTCTGTATTTAGAGTGACATCTATCGTATCTTTGATCGTTTCTATGTTCGGTTCTTTCGATTTCATCCAGATAATCTCTGCAATCTGCTCTTTTCTCATTTCTAAGTTCTTCTCAGGTACATTCTGAAGTACGATTCTTTCATTTACTGAGATGTTATACGTATTCATCTTCTAAAAATTTGTCTATAAGGTCTTCGAGATCATCTTTTACTGAGGCGTTTATCAGAAGGTGTTCGTCGTTCTCGATACGATACTGAATTGTCTCGATCAGTGCGTCCTTCTCGTAGTCATCTAGTTCTAATCTCATAACATCTTATTATATCATTCAAAAGTATATATTGCAAAGGGGTTTTTAACAATTTTTTATATTGGGAATTTTTTTATATGGCAATTGGGGTCTTGGGGGTTTTTGAATATCCTCGGAATTTTTATAACACTCTCGATCTGGGTTCGTTGTAGGTTAGCTAAGCTCACTTTTTTATAACGCAACGCCCATCGGCGTTAACACATAAGAACGCAAATTAACTCTCATTTGTTGATACTCAAATACGCAAATTTACTCTATTTGGTTATTACATAAGACTGCAAATACTAAAAAAGAGGGTGTTAAGAACCCTCTTGTAATTTAACTGTCTTAAGTGTTAGTCACCTCTTACAACTTTATAGGGTTCAGTGTTATCTAAGACCCCAAACATGTCGTAGAATAGTTTATAACCAGATTCCTCATATTCTTTGAGGATTATGTTATAAAGTTCAGGTGAATAGGTGTTCATAAGTAATAAGAATTGAGAGAGGATTAAAGGACTGTTTATGTTACTTTGTTTAGAGGATATTGCCCCCACAAAGTATCATCCCATCCCAGAAATCTACTGTCTGATTGTTGTTACTTTTGAAGTACCAATCCCACTGCTTTTGAAATACTTTGCAACCGTAATCTATCTCACATAAAATAGCATTTAGTCGTGATTTTGTGGTGTTTGTTTGATAACCACAAGAGGACAATTTCAACGCTTGATTAACATGATCTAGGGTCGCAATTTGGTGTCCATGTAGATAAACAGAAGAGCAATCTGTGTTTGAATTGTATACAACTGATGTATTAGATTTAGACCAGTTTGCTCTATTTGAAAGAGCGAAATTCATTTGCTTTTCTATTAGTCTCATAAGGAATCAGAGTTGTTAAGTAACATTTTTTGTGGAATCTCTCCCACTCTTTAATAATACTCTATTTTAGGATCTTATGGGGTTCTTATGTGCCACTTTCTCGACTGTCACAGCTATTCTTTATACATAAGGTCTCAAATACGTTCAGAGTTGTTTATAAGAATTCACAGCAATCTTACGAGAGATTGTGTATAAAACGGGTGAGTATTCTACACCCTTTCTTTACATCTTTCTCGAATTTTGTGTCCATAACTAATGCTAACTGTATGAACAGTTGTGCATAACATTCTGGAACTCTGATGTGCTTTGTGTTACCTGAGTTTGGAAACTTCTTCTTAAATGGCATTACTTTTCTGTGCCTATTTGCCTCCTTATGTGTTATTATACCAGATTCACTAATTATATGCAACCCCTTGACATTTTTATGGTTTGATGATATAATGCTCGCCAAGATCACTAAAGAAAGTAACATTTAACATAAGGATTCTAAGACGTTCTTAACAACTATTCCACACGTTAATTATAACATTTCCACACGTTTTCCACACCCTAAGTATCATTAAATCTACGATTGTGGAAAACTAAGTAATAAACAGTTTCATATTTATAAGACCATTTAAAACCTTATTTTACCCTAATATCTGTGGAAAACTAACACTTTCTGTGGAAAACTCTCTATTTCTCATTAACAATATTCTTGTGTAATATCCCATACCTTAATATAACATGATAACCAATCTTGTTGCTCTAATGTTAACTTAGTGTGGCAATCTTCATCCTTGTAGTGAATACTTTCATAGAGTAAATCGTCTGCACTAATGTATGGTAAGTCATGCAATGTGCAATAGTCTTGTAATACATTAGATAAGAAATTAAGTGCGTCCATTGTTAATTAGGTTGTTGAATAAGGTTTATGTAATAGAATAAAATTGTTCTCTATATGTGAAAAATAGATGTGAATCTTATCCCTATAAGATGTTGACCAAGTTAGATACTTTCGGTCTTTCGTTGATAGTCTCATGCTTAATCTTCCTCCTCTTCGTGTATAGGGAACTGATTCAATTTGTAGTCACTAAGTGCATTAATCATTACCCACATTTTCTCTCCTGATATAAACTTTTCATCACAATGATACTCAACTACGTCTTCAATTAGTTCCATAATTTCAAATGCTTCGTGTTGTAATTGTTCAGATGATTGTGGCATGATAGTAATAATTAGTAGTTGTGAATAGTACGATAAGGTTTATAACAATACTGCTTATCTTTCTTTTCTTGTTGATACTTTGCTTCGAGTAATTGATACTCTTTCGTTGTTAGTATCGGGGGAAGATTTGGTCTGTTCATAATAAATTACCTTTGATAGATTGTAATTGAGTTTGTGTTACCTTTTCAGGTGTAATTGGGTTATCTCGTATATACTTTTTGACCTCTAATTCTTCTTGGAATGGTGTTATCTCCAGAGGATCATTTTTATCATAGTGATTATTAATTACTGTCTCTAATCGTTCAAAGATATTATCAACATCTTCTCTAAAATCAGGATCATAAGAGTAATCATCAGAAGGGTTAATATACCCCTCTAAAACATAAAGAATTGTGCTTATTTGTCCTTCGGTGAGTGATACTTTATGCTCACGATTTAGATCCTCTGGTGTATCACCAATAATGTAATTTGTATCGCTCATTATACACCTCCAAATGTAAATTGTGGTTCTTCAAGTATAATATCTCGTACTCTTTCACGATCTAAACTATCACCGTAACCCCAAGTATAATACTGATTATTATTACTTTCAATGCGATTTACATATACATTAAAGGCATCAAATATGTCCTTTTTAGTTAAACCTTTAATTGGATAAAGATCGGATTGTGGGTTATAAAATGCCCACACATAGTCAACAAATTCTTGTAATGAATTAAACATGATTAGACCTCCTTAAAGATAACTTGTGAGTGAATGTATAAGATTAGAAGTATAATCAATCGACTTAATACACCAACCTGAATTATCACTTATCTTATCAACTAATTCATCTTCATTATCAACTTCCCAGATGCCTAAGTTATCATTAGTAATGGCATTTTGCTCATCTAATGTTAAACTATAGTCATCACTTAAACTATCATTAAAATCAAATTCGATTTGGGTTACTAATAATTTCATTGTTACCTCATATAAAGATAACCACCAGACCACCCAGTATATCGGGGATCATGTAATTTAACACGATCATTTATGACTCTTAAATCATATCTAACGTGCTTTGCTGGTGCATTATATGATGCTGGTTTGAATACTTCTCCTGTATTCTTATCAACAAAGGCATGAACACTTCCTTCTCTATATTCATTTCTATCTTGAAATGTATCGAATTCGTGTTGCATGATCTTATAATATTTGCGACCAGTTTTTATTACAAACTTAGTGAGATTAGCAGTACCATTCTTTATACTTTCTAACTGATCTTTTGACCATTCAGATGTAAAGTTTTGGTGCATACTTATACTGTGTTGTTTGTAATTTTCCGTCAAAGTATCACAGTAGGTTTGTGTCCAATCTGCAATTCTTTCAGGTAAAGTTGACATAAAGTTGACCAAAAAATGTGATTTAGTGGGTAAGACATCAAGGGACTAAGGGTAGTCAATTACTCTAACATCATGTCTCTGCTTCTTATCATCTATGCTAACTGATTTACTCAGTCTAATTAAGATGAATGTCAGAGTAGTTAGAAACTTAGTGATCTCTCAACATTTATATAATAGCAAATATTTCATCAAGTGGGGGAAATAGTGGACAGAATGTTGACTGGCACACGCTCTTGGATTAGGTTGTTATACTCTTCATGCAACTCACATCCAATATAATACCTACCCAAACTCCTTGCTACCATTGCTGTTGTGCCACTTCCCATAAATGGATCTAACACAATATCATTCTCTTTACTACCTGCTAATATGCAAGGAGTTATTAACTCAGGTGGATAAGTTGCAAAATGTGCTTTCTTATTTGGTTTTAATTTAACATCCCAAACACTCTTTTTTCTTTTTAAACTATTACCTTCAACAGTTGGTTCTTTAATAGAATCAACATCAAAATAATAGTTCTTACTCTTACTTAATAGGAAGATATATTCATGTGATTTAGTACATCTATCTCTTACACTTTCTGGCATTGGGTTAGGTTTATTCCATATAATATCTTGTCTTAAATACCATCCATCTGCTCTTAATGCAAACGCAAGCATCCAAGGTATTCCAATTAAATCTTTCTCTTTAAGCCCATCTAATTTATTACCTCGTCTTGCACATTTGTCTGGTAAATCTTGTTTAGTATTACTAACAGTTTGTTTAACTAATCCTTGACCTTTTCCTGGTCTATAGTTATAATAACTGTCACCAATATTCAACCACAATGTACCATCCTCAGTTAGCAGATTACGCACTTCTCGGAATACTTTTACTAGGTTTTGAATATACTCTTCTGGAGATTCTTCTTGTCCTATTTGATTATCCTCCCCTCCATAGTTTCTTAATCCATAATAAGGTGGAGATGTAATGCAACATCTAGGTTTTTCATCAAATTGTTTAAGTGTTTCTAAACAATCTCCAAATAAAATAGTATCTCTCATTTTGTAATCACCGATACTGCTGCTTGACCTTTATTGAATACAGTATCAACAACTGCTTCAAGTTTCTTAGAGGTACTAATACCAACTCTATCATAACATGGAACAACAACTAATCCATAAGTTTTGTTCTCATTACCTTTACGAATTACCCTTCCTATTGTTTGACTAATAGTAATATAATCCATATTTCTTAGAAACAATGCTGCTTCTAATCCTGATACATTAATACCCTCAGATAATATACTATGATGAGCAACAACAAACTTTTTACTATCTTCCTTACCCCAAGTATTAAGAATATTGAAGAATGTTTCACGATCAACCTTCTTACCATCTATAATTGCACCAGTCTTTGATGTAATATACATCCACGAATATCCACGATTAGTTAACTCAATACAGAAGTCAGATTGTGATACTAAATTAACAATTTGTTTGGTAGATCTTGCACAGATTAATACTTTATCAGTATCAATCTCATCCATAGTTGATATTACATGGTCACAATCTTTCTCATAACTAAATCTACTATCATCAGGAACATCTATCTTCTTAATAATAACTTTAGGTGGTAATATATGACCTTCTTTCACTAACTTAGGTGCTGGTACATTTATTATTACTTTACCATAAACTTTCTCATTATTCATTCCTGGTCTCTCAACAGTAGTGCTATGTTTAGGAGTAGCAGTAAAGAAAAAGCACCTACTATTATCTCTAGTTGCAAAATGTTCAGTAGCAGGGTAAAAGTTTCTTTGTACACTATTATGTGCCTCGTCAAAGTAAATTGTATCTATATGAGCATAACTTTGCTTTATTCTATGTAGAGAATGATATGTAGTAAATATAATCTTATTACCTTTACTAAATCTACTCCACTCAGCAATCTTTACTGGTGAAGTTGTGCTAAAGTGATGAGTTTCTCCACTATGAACGTGCATTACCTGAACATATCTATACTTTTCTCTTATAACTTCTAGAAACTCAGATGATAATTGATTTGCTAATAATATACGAGGTGCAACTACAACAATAGTTTTAAAACCACTATCAAATTCTCTAATAGCATCCTTTATCATACACATGGTCTTGCCACCACCAGTAGGCACAATGACTTGACCCTTATTATATTCACTTAAACGATTAAGTGTCTCTGTTTGATGTTCACGAAGTTGGATCATTAAATAATAACCATTAAGTAAATTATACCATAAAAGGTATTTTCACGCCATAGAGACGCTTATGGGTTCACTATAAGGACAGTTTAGGCGACCCCCCCCCTTATTTCTTTTGCTTATTTCTTCTTGTTATTTCTTTCTGAGTTACAGGATGTTTTAATTCACTTTCTTTACTCTTACCTGTTGCCTGTAATCTTAAATCTCTAAGTTTCTTTTCACCTTTTTTCACCAAATTTAATCTTTCACGATGAGTTAAACCTGATGCTTTTTGTGGTTTATACTTAGGATCTACTTTTGCCTTTGGTTTCTTAGCTAAGAGTTCTGATGCTGACTTAGTTTTAGCACCTCTTTCTTTTGCTTTACGCTCCAAATATGCTTTCTTCTGTGCTTCTTTTGCCGATAATGCAGCAGTTCCTCTTGCTTGTGTTGGTTGCTGCTCCCTAGTAGATCTTGGTCTTTGAGTACCAATATCTTTCCTTGCTTTATATGTTTTAGCAGGTTCAGTTTTACCACCACCTGCTGCTCTAACTCTACGCTTTTCTGGTTCTGACTTTTTCCTTGCAGTACCTACTCTTCCACCTTCTCCCTGTTTTCTAATCTGGGATCTACCCTGAACTTCAGGATCATATGCTTCAAGAATGAATTGCTTAAAGGTTTTCATTAGCAAAAAGTGGGTTTTAGTTATTTAGGGATTTTCTGTTGTCTTCTTAATTGTAGCACCACCCTTATGGACTCTTCCCTCTTTGTAAAAAAACTTAACTCTTTCCCTACGGAGTCCAATCAAACGATCATACTCTGCTTGCTGTTCTTTAGTAAACTTAAATGCTTGATGCTTAACTTGTTCTCTTAATTCTTCTAATTGTTTAAGAACTTCAGATGGTTTCATGGAATTAAACTATTAATTATATAATATTAACAATTTAGACGACCCCCCCTATGTTCTATCATCATAATGTGCATAATGTTGGACAATAGGACTCTCACGTTTTTTAACAAACTTTAATTGATTCCAATCATGTTCACAACATAATACTAATGTATGAACGTATTTGTGCATAGGACTATCTTCTAACTGGTGTTGAGGTTTAGGTCTAACACCAGTTTCGATTGTAATATACCTTGATACAGGATTCCATCCAGATTTAATCCTTTTTTCATTGTCTACTTCATCTCCCTTAAAATAGACCCAACCTTCATCTTTACCATACTCACCTCTATCCCAGATAACATAATCATCTACTTCAGGTTCATATTGTTCTGACATAATTGATTGTTTATGAAATTAAAGAATTAAAGGAAATTTGTTGGAACCCATCCTGGATTTGCTGATGGTGGAGTTGGGAATCTTTTATCATCTTGTAATACTGCTTTTAGATCATTAGGATTTTCACCACCTCTAATATAATCCTTTAACATACGATCACATTGACCTTTAGTTAAATTCTGTGCCCTATCTTCAATCAAATGCCAACCGCTAGTTGCTTGTTGAATAATTTTGTACTTTAATTCTTGTTGTGGAGTATTAGTCATTTGTTTTAATCTATCACATTATATGTAGTAAAATACCCTACCATTATAAATGATAGGGTATTAAATGTCAAGAAGTTGGATCGTAATATTTCATATAGAGAACAAATCCAACGATAGCAATTACAATAAGTAATCCAAGATAAGCAAACATAATTAAATAAACTCCGCAAGATAATAATCAACAGTGATTTCTAATTTTGCTGCTTCTTGTTCACATTCTTCTATGAAGTTCTCCAGCATTTCATCAGTTTTGTTGATGAAGTGTTTTTCGCTGTTCATACTTCCACCTCCTTTGGAATTTCTTTTCTAACTGGTTTGTCATAATGTAAATCATAACATTCCCAGACACCATTGTCAAAGATGTAAGCAAACTCTTCATTATTATCGAAGAAATCTTGCTCGGTGAGATCTAATCTCGGTTCAGTATTTTCTCCTCTGTCATTATAATACTGAACATGAAGATCAACCTTTTCGAGATTCCAATTAGTATCAGAATCACAACAAGATATATCTCCACCATCAATTAACTCTGCAACTTTCTCTCTTGTGTTAAACTTATCTCTTAAAGTAACACCCAACCACTGAGGATAACCATCCCAGTGATGATAAACAGACAGAATAGAATCATCTGCTAATCGTAAACCAATTCGAGAACGAGTTGCCATTTAATTCATAATAAAAAACACGTGGGATGTTAGTTCTTTCTTCGGTTGCGAACCGAGAGGCACATCCATCTCCTCGTTTTTGTGTGTGGGACTTACAGGACGTAATTTCTCAACTGAATTGAGACAACCATAGATCCCTGCCCAAATAGTGTGGTAGTTTCCTATCGCCTCCAAGTCTGAAACCACCAAAGGGACTTGCAGCAGTTGAGAGGTGGGACTTATGTTTGCAGAGGTTCGACTTAAAGAGTTTTCCACAGTGTGAATCAAAGATCCTTCTGAATTGGTTCCTCACCCTTGCCTGTCTTACGGATGCCTTACACTATAGGGACACTTTAGACGTACCAGTTACTATCTACTAGCAACGCTAATTGCTGGTTGACCTTTATTAAATACTGTATCTACAACAGCATTTATTCTCTTACTGGTGCTAATTCCTACTCTATCATAACAAGGAACCACCACTAATCCGTATGCTTTAGTATCATCACCTTTTCTAATTACCCTCCCTATTGTTTGACATATACCAATATAATCCATATTTCTTAAGAACAAAGCAGCCTCTAATCCTTTGACATTAATACCTTCAGATAGAATACTGTGATGTAAAACTATAAATCTTTTCTCCTTATCTTCTCCCCATTCATGTAAAGTATTGAAGAAATCTTCACGATTAACTTTATCACCATCAACAAATGCACCATGCTTTGATGTAATATAGAGGAGTGAATATCCTCTGCTATTCATTTCATTAACAAAGTCAGTTTGTGCCATTAAATCTACAATCTGTTTTGTTTTTCTTGCACAAACTAATATTTTATTAACATTTGTTTCATCTATTGTTGATATTAAATGGTCGCAATCTTTTTCCCATGAATGTCTGCTATCATCAGCAACATCTATCTCCTTTATTAACACTTTAGGTGGTAATATGTGTCCCTTTTGTACTAATTCAGGTGCAGGAATGTTGCATAATACTTTACCATAAATGTCCTCATCATTCATTCCTATTTTATGTGGAGTTTTAGAATGTTTAGGAGTTGCAGTAAAGAAATAGCATCTCTTTGCATACATTGAATAATATTCAGTAGGTACAACAAAATGTTTCTGAACACTATTATGGGCTTCATCAAAATATATTGTATCTACCTCAATATCTGCCTCTTGTATTCTATTAAGAGAATGATATGTAGAGAATATTAACTTATTAAATCTGTAATTATCTTTCACCCATTGTTTAATAGCATCACAATTTGTTGTTGTTTGATGATGAGTTTCTCCTGAATGAACGTGCAATACTTTATGTTTAAGCATTGGATGTGTATCAAGATAACTAACAAAATCCTCACATAATTGTTGTGCTAATAATATTCTAGGTGCAACGATTACAATGGTTTTTCTATCTGGGTCTTTTAAAATTACATCCCAGTCACAACTATTAAATTCACGCTCTGCATCTTTAATCATACACATTGTCTTACCACCGCCCGTAGGGACAATGATTTGACCTTTATTCTTTTCACGCAGAGCATCAATTACTGTTGCTTGATGTTCACGAAGTTGAATCATTAAATAACAATCAATACAGTAATTATACCATAGAAATTACTTTAACGCCATCACAGACGCTTCTAGGTACATTATAGGGACACTTTGGACGTACCAGTTATTATAACTTGAAATTGTAATGTGATATTGGTTTCTCTTTTCCCTGCTGAATATCTTTCACTAATCTTTGACCTGCTCTTCTAATCTTTCTTCTTTCATGTGCAGTATATCCACTTGCTTTCTGTGGTTTATAATTAGGGTCAACAGTCTTTTTCTTCTTCGCTAACAATTTACTTGCTGCTTTCTTCAGTTCTTTCTTACTCTTTCCACCAGATTTACCCGCTAATCTTTCTGCTCTTGCCTTACGTTGTTGCTCTCTAGGTGATAACGAAGCACTCCCTCTTTCACGAGTTGGTTGTTGTTTTACATTAGATACTGGTTTATTAGTACCAATATCTTTTCTATCTTTATAAGTTTTAGCGGGTGCAGTTTTACCACCACCAACTGCTTTCACCCTTTTCTTTTCAGCACTTGACTTTTTACGATTATCACCAATTCTACCGACCTTCAATGGAGTGTCAGTACGTTTTGACATTTTAACGTCATCAAGTTCTTGATGAGAACCAGTATATTTCGCTTCAGTAATAAACTGTTGAAAAGATTTCATTTATAATTTATACACTATATTTTATTTATCTTTATCATCACTCAACATCTCTCTAACTCTTTCTCTTCTTAATTTTAATAGTTCAGTATATCTTTTAGATTGTTCACTTGTAAAAACAAATGCTTGTTTTCTCCAAGATTCTTTTAATTCATTCATTTCTTTTAAAACTAATGAGGATTTCATAATTAATTTGAGTAGTATATTATTAATACGCTTTAGACGTACCAGTTAATATCATTTAGTCTTTCTGTGTTGTGTAATATAATTTCTTGCAGATGTTTCATTCCTACAATATTTCAATATTTGTCCTTCATGTATTATTGCTAATTTAGTATTACTTCCCATAACTGGAACAGCATAGTATCCATAAGGAGTGCTAAATCCATGTTCGCAATCTTTATAAAATCTATGAATAGATTGTAGTTCTTTCTTATCAGTCATTTTTGGTAAGGAATATAAAGAGTACCATATTTACCAAATATATTATTAAATCTATCCAAATCTTTACCCAAATATATTATTGCAGATTGAAACGGTGATGCACCTTTACCATCACCAAATTTCATTCTCTTGTTAATAGCAATCCAAGGATATTTACTCACAGATTTCCACCATTTAGTAGAAACATCTAATTTAATTAGTAACACTAACTCCTCTGCATTTCCTGATTCATATTGTAAAGCAGCATAAGGAACCCATTCTTTACTATTACTGTATGGATGGTTCATAAACACTTTGCCATGCCAATCATGTGCTAATCCATTAGTATCTTCATTATAATAATTGTTAGCAGGTACATTAGGATTACCCTCACTATTTGAACATGGGTCAAGGTCAATCGTACCGAAGAACTTAACAACATCACCAACAAATTCGGGTGGTGTGTTCCATTTATCAGTACGATTACCAGTAGTTGCTGTTAGTGCTTTAAGAGCAGTTGATGTCATTTAACCATAAATGTATTTTTTTAATGTAATTCTAGGTGCAACTGGTCTTCCTTTCTTTTTAACATTACCTAGTTTTTCAAAGTCACTATGTGTACTGAAATTGTCAAGATTTATCCCTAAATTATCAGTAACCCATTCAAATAAGGTTTGAATATTAAATGCTTTGTCTACACCATTAATCATACCATAAATGAATACCATCCGCAAGAAATTAAGTTCTTTATACATATGAACTGTGCGATCTTTACCACCTAAAATATCACTTCCACCTTTAATATAAAGAACTTTATCATTTACCTGATAGTATGCACTTGAATCACTGCTATCAATAGCAAATAATTCCCACAGAACCCAATCAACAGCAGTTAATTTCATCTTGAAAACATCTGCATGATTTGATCTAATATACTTACTAAAATCCTTATCTTTTAATTGACAGTTAATTTTAGAGGCATTTCTTACATTTTTAAGAGGAAATAGTCTGTGTTGCCAATAATCTTCAACATCTTGATTACCAATCTCTATAATCTCTCTATTAATAAGATTTAAGAAACCACTATATTTTTCTCCCCATAAGTTTCCATGCTTTCTGGAAAGAGATGTCATATCCATACAGAATGCACGAAATACTGCATTCCAGGAACCAGAATTATAAACAATAGATGATGTTCTCTCATCTACATTCACGATAATATCTTGATACTGTTTAAAAGTCTTTGCCATTTCTGGCACTTTCTTTGAAACTGCATTATTATCAACTAAACCTAATGGTCTATCCATATCTGATTGAGTCCACTTAATTAAATCAGATTTACCAGTAGTTACATCTAATAACTTAAATCCACCTAAAACTGATGTATAGTTATCAGACTTAGATTTACCTGCTGTACTATGATCAATAGTCTCATAGATTGCCTCATATTCATCATTAGAATCAATAAGTACAATTTCATAAGGCATTTTCTCCTCTTTATCAGGAGTGAAATCACTTACTCCATAATCCTTCGGGAGAGTAATAAATCCATTTATAATATTACTAATAAGAACCAGCAAAGTATTACCATCCATTTGTAATGGATCCCATGCGGTAACTAAATTACCAAAGCAATCATAAAAATCTTTGGTTGGAACTACAATCATGTTACCACGATTAGCAGCAAGAGAATTATATCCCCTATAGCGACCTTTACTATCTTT